AGCAGCGGTATAAGGTTCGTGGGGTAAACTTTGGCTGGAAGGCTAAGAACCCCGTGATGTGGGGCAACAAGCGCGCCGAGATGTGGGGCGACATGCGGGAATGGCTACGCACGGCGAGCATCCCGCCTGATCGGCTACTCAAGTCGGACTTGTGCGGGCCGCACACCAAGCCTAACTCGTCGGGGACGATCTTCTTGGAAGGTAAGAAAGAGATGAAGGCTAGAGGTCAAGCGTCGCCGGATGCGGCAGACGCGCTCGCCGTCACTTTCGCCTACCCGCTTGCAAGCCGTGAGGCGCGCGACATACCAAGACGAGTGGTCGCCCAGCAGGGTGGCAACGGCATGGCGAGCAGTTGGATGGGGGCCTGATGGCACGCAAGTCGGTCAGTCTGTCGGTAGGTCGCGGTGAGAAGCAGCCCGTGTCGAAGGGTGCGGGCTTGACGGCCAAGGGCCGAGCCAAGTACAACCGCGCTACGGGTAGCAGCCTCAAGGCTCCTGCGCCCAGTCCCAAGACTAAGGCGGACGAAGGGCGTAAGAAGTCGTTCTGCGCGCGCATGAAGGGTGTGGTGGCTAAGGCCAAGGGGCCAGCCGAACGGGCACGGGCGTCACTAAGAAGGTGGAAATGTGGCTAAGCCAGGCTTGTATAGTAACATTCACGCTAAGCGGGCGCGCATTGCAGCCGGCAGTGGTGAGAAGATGCGCAAACCGGGCGCCGCAGGCGCACCGACCGCTAAAGCGTTCCGTCAATCGGCTAAGACAGCCAAAAAGAGGAAGTAATCATGCGATACGGCCCCATGGGCGTTTCCAAACGCGCCACAATTGGCGAAATGCTGGCCCAACCCTCTGCTTCGGCTGCTCAGCAGCCTCGGATGCCGATGCCGCCCCGGCGCGTGTCTGAGGACATTATCCGCACAACGACGAACTTCCGCCCCTCGCCCATGCCGATGCGCAGCCGGGGGAGAGCTCGCTAATGCCGCTCGTTAAGTCCGCAAGCAAAGGCGCGTTCCGCAAGAACATCAAAGCGGAGATGCAAGCTGGCAAGCCGTCAAAACAGGCTGTAGCGATTGCGTATGCGGTCCAGCGTAAGGCACAAGGTAAGAAGCGCAAGTAATGGCAAAAGACCCCACAGGGCTTAGAGGCGCCGCTCGCGTTGCCAACACGCCGACCAACCGGGGCAAAGCCGCCCGCGACCCAGCTGATGTACTGGCCACGGCGCGCTCGCGCCTTACTATGGCCCTCTCGGCGTACTCTGACAGCCGCCAAGACGAGCTAGATGACCTGCGTTTCATGGCAGGATCGCCGGACAATCAGTGGCAGTGGCCCCAAGACGTGTTGGCAACGCGCGGCTCGGTGCAAGGACAGACGGTCAACGCGCGTCCGTGCCTGACCATCAACAAGCTGCCGCAGCACGTGCGGCAGGTAACCAACGATCAGCGTCAGAATCGCCCTGCTGGTAAGGTTATTCCGGTCGATGACAAGGCCGACGTTGAAGTAGCAGAGGTTTTTGACGGAATTGTTCGTCACATCGAGTACATTTCGGATGCGGATGTCGCCTACGACACCGCGTGCGACAACCAGGTAACTTATGGCGAAGGGTATTTCCGCATTTTGACGGAATACTGCGACGAAAATACGTTCGATCAAGACCTTCGCATAGGCCGCATCCGAAATAGCTTCAGTGTGTACATGGACCCGACCATCCAAGACCCTTGCGGGGCGGATGCGGAGTGGTGCTTCATTACCGAAGACATCCCAAAGGCCGATTTTGAGCGTGCGTACCCCGATGCAGAGCCGATTTCGTCGGTTTTGCAGCGTGGTGTAGGCGATCAGGCGCTTTCGCAGTGGATTAACCAAGATACCGTCCGAATTGCTGAGTATTTCTACAAAGAACACAGTAAAGAGACGTTGAATCTGTATGCCGGCAACCAAACGGCGTTTGAAGGGTCGCCTGAAGCGCAAGAGCTGGAAATGCTCGGCCTTCAGCCGATCCGTAAGCGCGAAGTTGACGTAAAACGCGTCAAATGGGTCAAGACCAACGGTTACGAACTGCTTGAAGAAAGCGAGTGGCTTGGCAAATGGATTCCGGTTATTCGTGTAATCGGTAACGAGTTTGAAGTTGAAGGCCGCATGTACGTGTCGGGCCTTGTGCGTAACGCCAAGGACGCCCAGCGCATGTACAACTACTGGGTGTCGCAGGAAGCAGAGATGCTGGCCTTGGCGCCCAAGGCGCCGTTTATCGGCTACGGCGGCCAGTTTGAAGGCTACGAACAGCAATGGAAGACGGCCAACACGACGAACTGGCCGTACCTCGAAGTTAACCCCGACGTGACAGACGGACAGGGCGCAGTCCTGCCGCTGCCACAGCGTGCCCCGCCACCGCTCGCCCAGACAGGCTTAATCCAAGCAAAGATGGGCGCTGCCGACGACATCAAGGCCGCTACCGGCCAGTACGATGCCAGCCTCGGTATACGGTCCAATGAGCGCACGGGTCGGGCCATCTTGGCGCGTGAACGGCAAGGCGACACAGGTACATATCACTTTGTAGATAACTTAGCTCGGGCTATTCGCTATGGGACGCGCCAACTCGTTGATTTGATTCCGAAGATTTACGATACCCAGCGTATCGCGCGAATCATCGGCATTGATGGAGAAACCGCGACGGCTAAGATCAACCCGATGCAGACTGAGCCTGTCCGCCGAGTAATGGACGATGCGGGTATTGTGATCGAGAAGATTTACAACCCGTCTGTTGGTAAGTACGACGTTGCGGTCACGACCGGCCCGTCCTACGCGACCAAGCGCCAAGAGGCGATGGACGCGATGGGGCAAATTCTGCAAGCCAATCCGGCGTTGTGGCAAGTTGCAGGCGACTTGTTTGTCAAGAACATGGACTGGCCAGGTGCTCAAGAGATTGCTAAACGGCTGGCTAAGACGATTGATCCGAAGCTAATGGCGGACGAGGACGACCCGGCGCTTCAGGCTGCCCAGCAGCAAATGGAGGCTATGGGGCAAGAAATGCAGATGATGCAGGAGATGCTCCAGCGCGTGCAGCAGTCGATGGAAGCCCGCGAGGTGCAAATCAAGGAGTTTGAAGCCGAGGTCAAGGCGTATGGCGCCGAAACTGACCGCATCAAGGCAGTTGAAAGCGGTTTGAGTGAGGAACAGATTCAGGACATTATAATGGGCACTTTGGCCGGCATGATGAATAATGGCGAGCTTGTGTCGCCTAGCGCAGAGCGCGAGATGCCCATGCAGCCTGAGATGGGCATGGGAACCCCGCCGCCGATGCCACCTGAGATGGGCATGGGAGCGCCGCCACAATGAGTTGTGAAGTCTTTATCGGGCACATCTTTCTAGCTCGGGATGTTGCCCATTCGACGCACTTGAACACCCGTAACTACGCAAAACATAAGGCTTTGCAGAAGTTTTACGAGGGGGTTATCGAGCTATCGGACGCATTTGCTGAAGCGTATCAAGGCCGGTATGGGCTAATTGGCCCAGTCGCGCTACAGTCGGCTAAAAAGACGAACAATGTGCTCGACTTTTTGCAAGATGAGCTGAAGACGCTTGAGGAAATGCGTTACACGGTTTGTAGTAAAGAGGATACTCCTCTACAAAATTTGATTGATGAGATACTGACGTTGTATCTTACGACCATTTATAAACTGCGCTTCTTAGCGTGAGGGTAGAACATGGAACTTCTTAATCCGATGGCCGATGCCGTATACCCCGGTCGTACGGTAGCGTACACGGGCACCGCTGGCTCCACGGCGACTTGGCAGCCTGGCCCGCAGGGCGTAGTAGTGTGGTCAACAACTAACGCATACATTGTTGTAGGCGAGGGTGTGACTGCAACGACTTCTAGCACTCCGATCCCCGCGGGCGTGCCTATCGCGTTTAAAGTGCCTGAAGGCACTGGCGCGCCGTGGCGAGTAAGCGCCATTCAACAGGTTTCTGGCGGCTCAATTTTTGCCAAACCTATCAACATCCGATGAGTTTCGGGGACGACATTCGCAACGGCGTTCCTATCGGGTTGCCGTCAATTCTGTCGTTGGGGCTGCCGCCTCTGGTCAACCCGTACCCCGCGCTTAACCTTGACTTCATTAACAATCCGCTTGATCCCCGCATCACCTTCACCCGCGCAACCACGGCGACCTATTTCAACTCGTCTGGCGTACTGTCTACGGCGGCATCTGGCGAGGCTCGTTTTGACTACAACCCCACGACGCTTGCAGCGCAGGGCTTGCTCATTGAGGAGCAGAGAACCAAC